TGGAGCTGGCTTTGGTTTAGCCTTTTGCTCTTCGACTTTGGCAGCTTTCTTAGGAGGAGTGACTGGAGTGTCGTCTTCGTCTTCCTCAACGATAGGAGCCTTAGCCGCCTTGGCTGGCTTCCGAACTGGTTCTTCTTCTTCTTCATCACTATCGAAGCCAGAAGAATTTGCCATTTGAGGTTTAGTCTCCTCAGCATCATCTCCATAGATTAGAGTGTTGCTGAGTTTTTTGATCTTTTCGCGATCTGGTGACTCAAGTCTATCCCAAATATTAATTCTTTGGGATAATAGTTGAGTGATCATTTTAGTATTGGGGGTCCCATCTTCATTTTTAGCGATTGGGACCGGCTTTTTGTCATTACCGACACTGAACTTGCTGGTCTTATAACCATTCGTCTTACCGTTCATCTGAACTTGTAATTCAAATAGCCATGCGGAATTCTCATCAAAGAATACGCCGTACGGTTCCAGCTCTTCATCTGGATCAATCACATCCGGAGCATCACGATTGATACAAGCAGTCCACATATCAAACAGCGTCTTAGGGGCCTTATAATACATGATGCGCCCACGTAGCTCTTCCGGATTCGCCTTAACGTTTGGGAAGAAGATATTAACTACATAGCTCGAATTAGGGAGCCAGTCAGTTCTAATCTTCTGACGCTCAGTGTCTCCCAAGCTCTTGTCGCGGAGTAGTTTAAGACCAAAATCACATAGAGCGCATTCTGAACCATCATAAACACGAGGGCAAGCGTGAGGATGGTTCTGAACCCAGTGTTGGCCATAGTTCACGAAGAACAGGTCCATTGATTTTTCTACGATACCAGCTTTGAGCTTATCACCTTCCAGAAGGCCAGGTAGAACGTAGAACCTATATTTCAAGGTTTCTCCTGGCTTTGCTTTGGCTGGTCTGAATTCGTCTGGGTCAGACTTGCTGCCACCGAATTCTTTTAGTTTCTTCTTAATCGCGTTCAGATCATATGACATTGCGTAGGTCCCTTTGGGAAAAGTGCATTAGCTTCGTTCTTGTTCTTGCCTTTTGAAGCCCGCTAGACTGCGAGCTAATTCTGCTTTAATTCGGAGCGCCTCAATCGTGTGGTAAATCTTACCACATGTCATCTGCGCCTTCTCATATTTTAACTCCGCATCTCTTATTTCAGAGTCTGCTTCAGCTATGGCTTTGACCTGCTCAACGGTCAATCTGACCTTGGCAATCGAAGCCTCTGAAGTAATCCTCTCTATCACCCTCCCTTTTCTAGCCTTTAGCTTCCTCTCTGCAACAGCAACCGCAAGCTTCAATTCAGAGTATATCGCAGCCCAATAGGCATATTGAGCAGGAAGCCTCATCATCTGGTCTTCAAGCATGTCGTAATCAAGATCTAAATCTGGCAACATATCGACCTCAATAGTCTTATATGTTAACTTGCCAGTTTCTTCACTCTTAGACTCAACGACCTGAAGCTGAACCATGAACTTAAACAAAGTAGAATTAGCCAGTTCTGCTGGTAAATTCTCTTCGATCCAGATCGGACGCTTTGATTTATTCTGCTTCGCCATTATTGTCTCCACGTCTTAAATACACAGTTAAAAAATATAGCATTATACGCTATAAAAATCTTTAAAATGGCGATAGGCACGCCACTTTTTACCGATAGAAACCTTCACCGGAAAAAAGTACTCCTCCTCAAGCACCCCATCAAACGGTCTCAACATAATATCACAGACCTGCCTAATGGTACTATTAATCTCAGCCTTATCTGGAGGAGAAGCAACCACAATTGAGTCATGGATGTCACATACGATTCTTGAGCCCATCTTCTCCCATATCTTCCTAATAGCTATATGCATCGCGTGAGCCACAGATCCTTGCATAACACCATTAAACGACGACAACCGATTTTTCTCATCTGTAACAATGAACTTTCTTCCGAGAACGGTACTCATAGAATCCCTAGCAGAAAGACGCATGATCCAATCACCAAGATCAGGATAAGCTTTATCGAAAACAATGCTATTGTAATCCAAAGAATTGATGCATCGCAAAAGAATTAGCTTACATTCATCACGAGAAAAAGTCTGATCCAATTCTTTCTGCTTACTAGCATCATTAAGAATAGACGCGAGCTTGGTGTACGGGTCAGAATCGACGAAGGCAGATGTTAAAGCTTTATCATTAGACAACATAGAAGCCACCCTAATATCAGCACAAATCCAGTCAAAATGAATCAGTACATCATTCTCCGAGCCATAGATAGTAGTCACATGATCCTTAGTGGAGAGACCCTGGATATTGAATTCAAGGCTCTTGCTCCTGCCAGTATGTGTTCTCTGACTCCATATAGGCTGGATATGGGTATAATTATACAACAACCCACTATTCTCTAAGTCCGCGTATACTATCGAAGAATTAGCTAGGTATTTCTGGTAAACATTGACTTTATGTTTAGCCATTTCTTCGAATATCTCTTCGGTATACCTTTCATCAGATCTAACACAATCATCACTGTTTTTCCTGGCCATATGGAAATCGAATACATTATATTCGCGATAGTCTATCGGTAGATCGAGTACGGTTATTAGATCTCTAAAATCTTGGCAAACTATCTCGAAATTCTTGTCATTTAATTTTAGGAAACACTCTCTAGCTTTGAGTGTTTCCTTCTTAATTTGCTTGATAGTTTTTAGTGAGCCTTCTCTATAAAGATCGAATTTATATGTCTTGCCATCTATGAGGAATGATATAAATCTCGGCAGTTTCTTGTTTTTATCTCTATTGAAGATAACTGCTATATATGCTCTTCGCACTATCGTACCTCATATTTCCTCTTTCTATAAAACATGATCAGCTTGTTATACCCTTATTCACGGCCTGAGCCACATCAGCTTGTGTTACCTTCGGCCCAAAATATTGGGTACGAGGGTCAGTCTTACCTTTCTTAGCTAATGACTCCTTGATTTGCTGGGTCTCTCCCGGTTGTCTATGCTCTTTGAACGGGTCATTATTCATGAGAGTATAAGTGTGCATATCTCTATGCACACCGTTCTTGTCAAGCCAACCATATCCACGAACGTATGTTGTAAAATTATGACCATATAGTGTCTTCTCGACATCTGTTGATTTGCATCGAGGGCATACGCATGCTGCATCTCTATCTCTTTGAGTCGGATTCATAGAATGCGATGTTTCAAATAGAACATATGATTCATAGTTTTCATCGGATGATTCTACATCACCAGATTCTACCTGATTCATATAAGACTGTGAGCATGGAAGACACCTATAGATATAATTCGGCATTTCACACCAGTTCGATTTTGATAGATCTGAGCTTCATCAAGAAATTTCGTTCTGACATAAGAATGATACGCTCACCCTTATAAAAACCACCTTCAGTATTAATAATGTGCATATTAGCCCTATCTGGGAATAACACCACATCACCAATTGAAATCTGTGTCACGTTAGGCCCAACACCAACGACCACACCTTCATTCTTATACTTATCACGATCAGTCAACATGATAGATGATGCTTCCGCTTCCTGCCAAAGCGCAACCATCTCATTAAGAGGGTATAACTGTTTGATAGCCCTCTCATCGCCATGCACCGCAGGCATTTCTGCATTAGTATACGCAGATGGTCCACTAACAGTAGCCACAGTAGATTCAGAAGCAAGCTTATCGGACTTAGGTATCATAGTATCCTCCTAACCTAATTACACTTCTCTAACGACCATGCAATCATATTGAATCTCACAATTTATCGAGACAAGCTTAGGACCATTTCTATTCTTAGCCACATACATAGTAATCCGAGGTGGCTGTGCCTGCCTGTCAGCCTCTGACTGATTTAAACTAACAACGTAGTCAAGAGAGAACTGCTTTGCGAAGCTCTCAGACGCTTTAGTAACATCAATCATACTATCACTACCAGCACCACTACGATTAGTCTGAGTAGCAGTAAACACCAAAACATTCTCATTTTTAGCCAAACCACGAATCTCGTTAGCAACGTGCTTCTGCTGAGAATAGTCATCCTTGTTATAGTTAGCATTCCTACTAATCATAAGATCCATATAGTCAAGAATCACAACATCAGGCTTCCAGCCCTCTTGACGTTTTAAACTATCCATCAAAGCATAGACGTGTGCAACACTACATTCATCAGGCGGCATCTCATGTATCAGCAGCCTCTTGTTATAAGTCTGTTTTGTGCTGGTCATTACTCTACGAACAAGCTCTTGGTGGTGATGGATGTCATCTAATCGGACACCAGTAAGCGTCCCCACAGCCCGCAGAGCAGTCTTTAAAACATCCATCTCGAAAGTAATGAATAGAACATCCTGACCCGTTTTGCCGTTGGATGTGTGTCCTCTTAAAGAACTGATTGCATTGTTGACTAGAAACACAGATTTACCGACGTTTGTCGGAGCAAGCCAGCACACCACTTCTTTAGGCGAAGGACCGCCATTGTTCAAAATATGGTCTAACCTTTGGAACCCTGTGGTCCTGTGCTCGATAGCATCAGGCTCGAATAGTAATTCAAAATTCTCTAAGAACCAGAATCCCTTGTCGCCGACATCAGCAATCCTGTTGGCTTCGTTGACGATTTTCTCGATATACTCAAAGTTCTCGCTGTTATATGCTTCAATCGCTTCCTCGCTGTAAAGCATACCGAATGC